CATGATCAAAATAAAGGTTTTTTATATGCTCAAAGTTTATCTTTGAAATATAATTGTTCCTATGGTTTTGATTTAAGTGCTGCTACTGATAGATTACCTGTTATTTCTCAATCTACTATTTTAAATAGTTTATTTGGACATAATTTGGGTTATCTATGGTCTACTATATTAGTTTCTAGAAAATATTTTATTCCAGAAAACGATTATGGTATTCCTTCTCAGTCACTTCAATATACTGTAGGGCAACCTATGGGAGCCTTATCTTCTTGAGCAATGTTAAATTTAACTCATCATTTGATGATTCAATATTTAGCTTGCAAATTAAATAAGGTTAAGAGAGGCGATTGGTATGACCAATACCTTGTCTTAGGAGATGATCTCAGTCTTTATGATTCAGATATAGCTAGAGAATATCAAGTATTATGTAATAATCTTGGTGTATCTATAAACTTATCTAAATCTATAATTTCTAAAGATTTGCCTGTTTTAGAATTTGCTAAACGAACTTCCTTTTATGGGAAAGATGTTTCTCCTTTATCTTTCAAAGAGTTATTAATGTCTAATAACTTCTTTGGTAGATTAGCAGTGACATCTCGTTTAATTAATAATAAATGAGGAAAAAATCTTTTTAAATTGCTGATCATTGGAAATAGACGATCTACAGATAAAACTATAGATCGTATTTATCCCATGGTTGGATTTGTTACTCAGTTGTTTCAAAATAATATTATCAGATTATCTGATGTATTGTCTTTGATTTCATCAAGAGAACATCCAACATCATTTTTTGGTAGAGATATTGGTTGATTGAAACCTGGTCTTATAAGTAAAATTGTTCATAACTATTTATCAACTGATAAATTTGATATAACTTTATTACCCAAAGAGGAAAGATTTCACTCAGAATTGAATGTTGATACTTTTAAATCTGTTTTGATTAATGATATTGAAAAATATATAAATCAAATTAGAAGTACTAGTATTTTAAAGAATAGAGTTCAGATTTGTTATAATTTAATAACATTTCCGGAGCTTAAATCTTTGGATACGGTACTTACAGATCAAGGAGGTTATTTCAAAATACCTTTTAGTGATATAATATCATCTAAAATAGTATTACCTTCACAATCTATGTCTTTATTTTATAAAGTACAAAAAATTATGGTTGGTATTAGTAGTTTTTCCGCTATTTTCTTTACAGAAAAGAATGGCGAATACCCTAATTTGAAATTACTCCATCAAGGATTAGATATGGATCTAACCAATGATATGGTATCACCTTTATTCCTTGCTAAATATGAATGGTCTTATCTTAATGAATTTAAGAATGATAAAAAAAAGTTTTTTTTATCAAAAAAATTCTTAGATTTAGAACTTTCTGATCTTTTAAAACATAGGGAAGAATTAATCTCTAAATTGACATCTTTAAAGTTTCATAACCTTAAAGATAAAGATTTAGATAATTCTAAGTTGGATAATCCTTTAAAAATCTTAGATTTTATTAAGGAAATCCATAACCCTAAGTTTAAAGTTGATTCTCCTTTTATTAAATTTGAGAATCAATACTTAGATAAAGATGCTTTTGGG